TGAAATGCTAGGAGTTACGCTTTGAGTCGGAGTAACGCTAGGAGTAACGCTAGGAGTAACTGAAACGCTAGGAGTAATTGAAATGCTAGGAGTTACGCTTTGAGTCGGAGTAACGCTAGGAGTAACGCTAGGAGTAACTGAAACGCTAGGAGTAATTGAAATGCTAGGAGTTACGCTTTCAGTCGGAGTAACGCTAGGAGTAACGCTAGGAGTAACTGAAACGCTAGGAGTTACGCTTTGAGTCGGAGTAACGCTAGCGGTTATGCTCGGAGTAACGCTAGGGGTAACGCTAGGAGTTACACTTGGCGTCACACTAGGCCTAATCATTCTTGTTAAAAGAGAAGCCCTCATATTATAAAGGAGGCCATTCTATTTTACCAAAGGCTAGATATTTATTTGGTAAATCTCTTAATGCTTGGCGATATTTTAAATATCTTTCTCTATCGTACTCTGGTAGCTTTATATCAGGGAATTGAGTCCAATCTGTAGACGCAAGAATTTTATTTCTATCTTCTCTTAGTCTGCAAATGAAATCTTCTTTTGGTAAAACGATCTTTTGGTATTTTATATAAACTATATCTCCTATTGTTTTGAAAGAAAAAACATCAGAGTCATATTTTTCATAAAACATATGATTTATTGGATCGCTTATGTCTTTTACTTTAAACCATTTATGGCCGGGCAATCCGTATTTAGATAAATCTTTTAAAGCTTGAGGGTCATTCTTTTCTAAACAATCAAAATTAGAAATACACTCGTAGCAATTTGGCAATTGCTGAGGCTTTCCTATTATTTGATCGTTTACAAAATTTAAATACATAATTAAACGTAAGAATTTTGAGCAACTATAAAACCAAAATAACTAGAGCCGCCATCTGTCGTTATAAATCCAAAAGTATCTGTTCTCCCAGTTGTTGCTGTAATACCCGGAGCCTGAGAACTGCCGCCTGCCCATTTAATTACTGGCCCAGCCCAAGACAAAGTATTCGAGCCTGCGCCGCTTTGGTTTATTTGCAAAGTAAAAGCTGTGCAAAATCCTTCTGATGGATTACTGAATGCAACTCCAGTAACATTACCAGTAATAGTAACAACATGAACATTCCCGCTATCTAAATTCAAATACAATCCAGTTCCTACAGCAGAGCCTACATTTTGGAAAGATACTCCTTCTATTATTTGCCCCCGGATCAAAGCGTTGCCACTAACATCAATAAATTCTTTTGGCGCTGGGATTCCAAAACCAATATTTGTTCCTGACTCCCAAACTGGAGTGTTTGTATTCGCTATTTCCTCTGAGCCTACAAATTTTGCTAGTCTTCCAGAAATCCCAACTCCAGATATAGAAATACCAGTATTTCTCAACCAAGCTCCATTGATTTTTGTATAAGTAGTCCGAGTGTCTGACGCTGTATAATGAGCGCCATCCATCACTTGAAGAATCAGAGTGTTTTTTTCTGAATCTAATCCATAAAACCTATCTCCAGCATATCTTGTAATAGCCATATTTTATTGCCTTACCCTTTTAAATATTACACTTCTTTGTTTAGCGTAAGCCCCAATAACATTAGGATCTTGCGATATATATTTATATAAAAAAGAATTGTAATTTCTATTAACTTGTTGATCTGTCAATTTTATTTTGTATATTGCTAATCTATAAATGTAACCTTCAAAATGATTAAGGCTAAGAGAGCTTAATGGATAATTGCCAAAACAAGTTCTCGCTGAAAAACTATCAACAAGAGAGTTTGTGTTCTTGTTATAATTATAAGTATACTTCGCTACTGATTTCGGGAAGCCAGGTCTTAGTTGGAAGTTTTCGTCTGTGTAGTTTAAAATGTTTTTGCTATTAATGTCTGCAAGCAAAGAAGAAGAGCTGAAAACTGGTGAGCTAGATCTGTATAAATAATAGCCGATTGCGCTATTTACTATATTCCAAGATAATTGAATCGATTTCTTTAGCGGATCAGAAGATGCTGAAATGGCGCTAGAAGCTTTAGATTCTCCATTTGAGTCGTAAGAAGAAATACAATAAAAATTATTATTGCTACCTTGAAATCCAGTGTTTCCAGATAACCCAATATTGCCAGTAGAAGACTTTACATTATTAAATGAGAAACTACTCGGCGGCTCTAGAATAGATATTATTGTTACTGTCACTTTTGTTCCATTTACATAAATATCAACCTTGGAGCCGTCTCCAAGATAAGTATTAACAGTGATAGTTATATTATATAAAACATTTAATTCAATCAACTGCTCAGAGTATCCAGATAAGATTTCATTACTTGGAGAAGAGAAACTAAAGTAAACCCTTTTGTCTTGAATATAAATTAATTGAGGATATCCTTGGTTTTCTAAAAAGTAATCACCATTAACAGCATTAGACCTTGCAAATAAAAAAGCTTTTTGATAAGAAGCTCTAGATTGAGTTAGCCAAAAATCGTAAGTTTGCGTGGCGTCATCTCCAATAGAGAATAATTTTGATCTGTTGTATTTTAAGTTTATATCTACTAGTCCGCCGTCTTGCAAGTTTGTTCTGTTGCCAAAGAATAGATTAGAATTGGCATCAAACATTGCGTTAACTAAATTAGAATTATTATCTCCTCCAGTTAAGTCAACTAACGATGAATATGCGCTTCTTGATGTAGATGTAAATTTAGTAGAGTGAATTACGCCTTTAAACATAGGTTTATTCTTTTCTACTTGCATGTTTTTATAAAGAATATATCCGCCATTCAAAGGCAAAGTTTGAAATTCATTCCTCGTTGGATCAAAACATATTTTATAAGAATCAGAAGTCGCTGTTGCCCCGGTATTGCCTCCGTTTCCTCCGTTTCCTGCGTTCCCAGTGTTTCCAGCAGTTGTTGATCCTAAAATATTTATTTTTCCACCAACGTAAGACGAGCTAGCTTTTTTAGAATTATAAAATAATATTGATGGAGCATTAGATGGAACTGAAAACACTGCGTAACCGTCAAATCCTTCGTTTCCATAATAAGAAAAACCATTATTATAAGCATTCGATCCCCCTCCAGCGTCTGCTGTTGTAGATATATAAAATTCATCATTTATATTAGAAGAGTTTGATTGCACAAATACATAAGTTGTTCCTCTATACAAATTTAAAATCCTCCCTTCTGTATTTCCAATCACAAATCCTTGAGCCGAGCCAGATACGTAATAAGGATGAGCTGCAGTTTTTTCTTTAACTGAAACTTCGTAATAAGTAGCATTAGCTCCAGCAGCGCTAGTTGTACTTGGTAAAAATATTTTCTCCCTGACGTTCTGCCAAGTTCCTTTCTGATCAAAATCATAACTTCCAGTTAAAATAGCATAAGATCCAGTAGATGTTGGAGTAAGACTTATAACAGGTAAAATTCCTGTTCTAGGATGATTAGAAGAAACAAAAACATCAACAGAAGTAGTGTAAGTGTCTCCTTTATTTATGTTTATTTGAAAGCCGTGCTTGTTTGTCATTGAGCCGCTTTCTTTTTGGCTTCCAGTAAAATTGTATTTGTATATAGAGTCTGTTGGCAGATAATTTCCACTAGCATTAGCAAAAAAATTACCTTGACCATTTAAATTCTCTGAGTAATTTAATTTATAGAATGATCTTCCAGTGTCAGAATAAAATGGAGTAATACCGAAACCTTCATAAGAAATTTTAGCATTTCCGGCGCTAGTCACAGCAGTATCGCAATAATAAAAATCAGAAAATCCGCTAGTAGTTAACGCTAAATATCCAGAAGATCCCTGGTCATCTAGCCCACCTGTTCTAGTAAATTCTACATATCCAGTTATTGTTTGGGAACCTGCTATTAAAGGAATAGAGTTCTGGGTATGAATAAATGTTCTATATTTATCGTTACCACAATAATAGGTAGAATTATAATATGAGCCAGAATACTGAACAAATCCCGGTGGTTGATAAAATAAATTAGTTGTTGGCTCACCCGCGTAAGAATTGCCAAAAAAATCATATAATAAAACACAAGAACTCGCAGCGGCATCTGTTGATCCATATTCTGTTTTCATTTTTTAATAAGATCCTGTAAATATAATCGAAGAGATAATACATTCGGTATTATTCTGCTGCATTATTTTTGTTACAAATAAATCTCCAGTAGCTATACCATATCCGCTAGCCGCAAAAGCGTAATCGTTAATAAATTGAGTAAAAACTATTTGATGTTCACCTCCAGGATTGGAATAGTTTCCAGTGTATGGAATTAAATCTATTTGCTTAAAAGAAGTCCTATTGTTGAAAGTCTTAGATCCTGCTACGACTTGTCCATTAGAATTAAGATCAACAAAGTTGCTTCCTGTCGTTGCAAAATTTGTTTCTAGTACTGAAATCCTAGAATTTAAATTTCCGCTAACATTAGAAATCTTAGTGTTTAATACTCCGCTAGTTCCAGTAATTGTAGCGTTAAGAGTCGCCACTTCTCCGCTAATAACTCCACTCGTTTCATATTCTAACCCAGTTGTTAAATATATTGCATTACTAGTTAATCCAGATACAGTGTTAAGATCAGAAATAGTATTAATTACTACTCCGCTTAAAGAATTTATTTTATTTTGAAGATTTACTCCTGAGGCATTAACTAAAGAAGTAAGTGTGCCGCTTACAGCTAAATCCTGAGCGTTTAAATTGTATCCAGTGGAAATCAAATTTCCGCTTAAAGTAATAAAAGCGGAATTAGATGCTACAGAAGAAATATACCCAGAAGGGTTGTCTATTGGGTAATAACTTGCATCAGTAATATCTATTACATAACCAGATAGTTCAGGCTTATCTATCTGTTTTAGCCTAATTAGATTAGCCATTAACTAAAATTACACAAGATTACCTTCCTTCTGCTAATATCTTCTGCACTTCTTTGGATATTTTAGTATTTTTTTGCTTAGTCTCTGCTGGCGCAGAATAAGATCCAATATGCCTCAAAAATTCTCTTTCTAATCTAGCGATTAGCATCTGATAATTATCTGTTGGCAAAATTCCAATCTGCACAGCATGAGCTTGAATATCTGTTCTATTCATAGAACTAATGCGAGTCTTGTACTCGTCAAAATTCATAGTGTTATATTTACTTAATCCACTATCTCCCCAAATTTGATCTAGAGTAGTTGGCTTTCCCTTTTCTTCTTTTGCGTCAATTTGAGATAAATCCTGTAGCTTAGCTTTCTTTTTGCTCATAATAAATTATATCAATAAAAACAAATAAATCAAATAAAAAACCCGCCGGGTTTCCCCAGCGGGTTTTGTTAGAACCGAATTAATTAGACAATAATACCAGAAAGAGCACGAGCATCGATACAGATACGTCCCTCTTCCATAGAGCCATAGAATCCAGCCTTATCAGTTCTTTGTAGGAATTGATCATCAGGTTGGACATTGAATTGGCTTGAGGTTTCTGAAGTAGTAGAAACTGGACGAATTAGAGCTCCCTTAGTGTTATCAACGCCGACTAGGATTTGATGAACATCAGGATTGAAAGCTACTCCTAGAGTGGCTGTCTCAGAGATATAATTATCAAAGAGGAAATTGTACTTCTTGGAAAGACCAAGCTCAATCAACTCAACGATATTTACACCATAAATCTCTTGCATACCAGCGTTACGATAAATCTCTTCTCTCATTCCGTCAGGAAGAGCAATGGCGCTTTCAGAAGCTCCAGAAGTAGTAACTGTGCGAATACCACCAACAGTGTTTAGTGGGTTATAAGCAAAAGCGCGAATCTTTTCTTTAATCTCGGGAGAGACGTAAAGATCAGTCAAACCAGTGCTATATGGATCAGCAGGAGTACCACCAGCCCAAGACTCATTGATTCTCTTTGTGCGAGTCATGAGCTTGTTGAGGTCGTCAAGCTTAAATTGGGTTAGTGTTCCAGCAGAGATGTAGTGCTTAAGAGCAGCTCCACCTTGAGGAGTCGTAGAGGCTTCGCCAAGAGCCTTGAGCATTACTGCCCAAGCGTTACGCTCTTGCTTAACCAAAATTTCTTGAGACATACGCTCAACCAACTTAGCGATAATATCCAAGCGAGCTTGGCGAGCATATCTCTTGTTGATCGAAACAGCGCTATCCAAGCGATAAGTAGCAATCTTAACCTCTTGAATGGCGGAAACGTCTTGAGCTGAAGGCAAACCACCAGCAAGAGTTTGAGACCAAACGCTAACATATCCATTGTTCAACTCGTTGTAATACAAGTCTAGAGGATAGCTAGGGGAATCATTCTCATCGAATGGAGCGTCTGTGTAAATTTGAGAAGCTGTTCCAGCTTGCAAAATTACTCTTTGGATAACAGGTCCGAGGAAAGCAGCGAAAGCTTCAGCAGCTTCAGCAGAAACCAGTCTGTTCTTAGAGCCAAGGGCTTTGATTAGCTCAACTTGCTCTGGTGTATTTTTAAGTTTAATTCTCATGTTAATTTTCCTTTATAGATTAGAGAGCCAATTTTACAAGGGTTTCGCCATTGATGTCAGCGGCTCCGAGGAACTTGCCGATAGCAACGTTAGCAATATTTCCAGCAGAATCACCTGTGCGGGAAGTAATTTGTCCTGTGCCGCCAGCGTAAGCGGTTCCACCAGCAGTAGGAGTTCCAAGAACACCTTGGACTAGGAAGATACCACGAGTAACTACTGGAACAGCTTGTCCAGGAATTACAGCTTGCATCTCAACAGCCTTGCGAGGCTTATACTTGAGAAGCTCTCCATTTTCGTCAGCGTCTTTAACGTCATAAAGCATCATACCAATTGGTGTTTCACCAGTATTGGAATAAACAACTTTAGCGGTTACTCCGTAGCGTTGGGAAACAACGTTGTTGGGTTGCAAGGTGCCAGCTCCGCCGATGAATTCTATTCCACCGCCAAGCTCAACGCCTGAATCGTAGTTTTTCCATCCAGTAGCAATCTTGACCAAGGTTCCCTTGGTGATGCTGATTGATCCAGCGGATAAACCGGTTGTGTCGTATGAGAACAGATTTAATACATCATGCTCGTCAAAATCTCTAAAAGGTCTTAGTTTATAAGCCATATTTTTCCTTATTTTTTGTTATTATCCGACTACGAAACCGTCGTAGTCAAAAGCTTGTTTGTATTTTTCGAAAAGAGAAGTCTGAGAAGCTGAAGAAGTCATTGGAATATCAACAACTTGCTTTTCAGCTTTATCAGTAACCTCTTCTACAATTTGGGCGACGGAAGCTTTAGATTCCTTATCGTCTTCTTTCTTATCGTTTTTCTGCCCCTTTTTCTTGCTCTTCATGAACACGGCCATCTTATCTTTGAAGGCGGCAAAAGCAGAGTCTTCCATTTCAGCTATCTCGGTAGCTAAAATTTGTCTAGTCTCAGCGTCTAAGTCGTACTCAGCATCAAAAGCGCTCATTCTCTCATTGAACTTCTCAGAAGCTAGAATCTTTTGTTTTTCAGCTTCAGCAGTAGAAAGGGCTTCTTTAAGAGCAGAGATCTCTTTCTGGAGAGTGTCTTGGTTAGCAACCAAAGTATCCAAGCTTTCCTTGGTAGATTTTAGTTGCGATTCAACAGAAGCTTTTTCAACAGCGAATTTCTCCGAAGCTGTCTTAAGCTCTTGTTCGATCAGATCAGAAATTTGAGAAGCCGTAGCTTGCTTCAAATTCTCATCGTTAATATCTTTGAGGCTGGTAATTTTCATAGCTTTATTATCTATAATAGTATTTACATCTAAATTTTCTATTTTGGAAATATTTTCTTCTTCAGGCTGTTGTTTTTCTTCAATTTTAATGGTGGCGACTCCTTTTACATCAGCAGCAGGAGTCTCTGTAAGACCAATTCCAAGAGGAACAACATTACCTATTACTTTTCTGTATAGTGATTTGCTTTTATCTATCTTTCCTGAGCCGCCGAATGTTCTGAGATTCGCTTTTAGTGTTTCAATCTCGCTTGCGTCAGAAATTTCTAAACCATCTTCTATATTCTTTGACTCTCCTTCAATGACTATCAAATTATACTCATTGAAACCAAGTTCCCAACTAGCGCTTATCTTTTGATAATTGGCACTAGTTGAGTCACTTGAATCTTCTATCATTGTAGCTAAATTAGGATTAGCTATTTTCCAAATAACCCCGCCAAGAGTAATATTATATGGACCCTTTAGATCTTTTACTTGATCTTCCGTAAGAGGAGCGTCTGATCCGAACTCACTAAACCCAGCGGTTAAAATAACACCAACAATTTTTTCTCTGTTATGTTCTAAATTAATTGGTTTATTTATAAAATCTTTGTAAGATGCGAGAGCAGTTAAACTGTCAATAACATCACCGTTTCTGTTTACTCTATTCACAACAGCAGCATTAAATGCAACAGGAAGCAAATCTACGTTCTTCTCTGTGTCAACATTCGGAATGAAACTACCGACTTCTGCTAAAGAAGCTAATGCTAAATACTTATCCTTCTCTTCGGAAACCAATGGTTTTAGAACAGAACTAAATGTTGTAATATATTTAAAGCTCATAATTAAATTTCGTACCACTTATTGCATTTGTCTTTTGGAGAAGCTATATACAAATTATTCAAATTACCAAAATCAAACTCTAGCCCTGATTTTTTTAATTCTTCCTTAGCTTTTTCTACGCTTATCTCCACCTTGCTCCCATTTAGAAAACTATTAACCTTAGCCATTGAATAAGTGTTTATATCAATCGACTCGTCCTTAATGTAAGAAGAAGCTGCGTTTGAATACTGTTCTATTAGTTGATTTATGGTAGTTTTTTTCTTATTATTAGTGTTATACTCATGGACCTTCTCTTTCAGCACAGACATCAGCTTCAGAGAAAAGTCTAGATAAAAATCTACTTTCTCTGATTTGCCAGCAATCGCTACCCCTTCGATTTGCAGTTCTTTTTGCATTGTCTTATTATATTACACAAATTATTGACTATTTTGACTATAATTTAATACAGCAGCAGAAAAGAGATCAATAGAATGTTCTTGTGATATATTAGTTAATTCTTCGAGTCTTTCTATATTTTGTTTCGCTTCTCCATCCAGATATGATTTTATAGAAGACGACCAGTCGTCTTTTTTCTCATTCATAAAGATGTCTTTCGCTATAGATTCTGCTACTATTTTTTGGTCATTATTAAGAGATTTCTTTTTATGTTTTTTCTTAAGGAAATCTTCTACTTCAGCATTCAATGTTTCGTAATCTTTAAAAGACTGAGATATATTTTTTACAGAATAAGAAGCTATGGCTGGTGCTTTTTTGTTCTCTCCTTTTTGCGAAGTATTTTTAGTTGTTTGAGGAGCTTTTGCTCCGGGAGGTCTTCCGGTGCCTATGGCCCCAGCTCCACCACCAGCAGCGATAGGAGCATATAAACCGTCGTCTTTGTAGCCTTTAAATTTATTTTGAGATTCTAATGACTCGTCTGGTTCTGGAAGCCTTCCTGATCTGATAGCTTCTACGCACTCGTCGGGAGTCAAGATGCCTAATTGAGCTAATTGAGCTGACACTCTATTCCATACAGAAGCGTCTCTAATATCAATCTCTTCAAAATGAGGAGATGGAAAATTTTTAAAACCTAAATCTTTGCAAAGTCTTTTAATTTCTGGAGCTAAGAAATCATTCAAGAAAGCTTGCCTTCCTTGCTCTAATCTTTGGAAAAATATATTTACTTTGATACTAGTAGCTGAGAATTTTTCATCTCCGATAAGAATATTATTTAAACCTTGTTGGATGTCTGTGTTTACTACTTCGTATTTCTTTGGGTCAAGAATAGCTGCTATATCAGGGATAATGAACTCTGCTTTTGTAGTGAAATCAGAAACAAGAACTTTTCCTACTGATTGGTTTTGGAAAAGAGTTTGCATAGCTTCAATATTTTTTTGATTAATATTGAGCGTGCCGTTTTTCATCTCACTGCCCATTGTAATTAGCAATACCGCTTGCTGAGTTGTGCGAGTGATGGCCATGTCCATCTTTTTCATTTCCTGCTTCCAGTTAATGTCTTCTAAAACTGGGAAACCCATAGGCACAGAGAATGGCTCGTAATCTTGCTTCTTGTAAAATACAGCGTTAACTCTATCTGTATCAAGAGGAATCATTATGTAAGCTCCCGCTCCAGATAATACTTTCTTTTGCAACCTTAGTTTATTTTGCTCGTCTAAACTCTTTAGGACTTCTCTATCTTCATCTGTAGTTGGGTTACGAAGTCTTTGCAATTCATAATCTGTAAGAATTTTATAATAATTGCCGCCAACAAAAGAAATATTTCCGCCATACTGGATATCTGACGGGTTCAATATCATGTATTTAGATGGCAACTTAAGGCTGGGAGCAGCAGCAGTTGAGATATCATTACCAAATACTTGCGTTATTTTATTTATATCTTCTTGCCCGACTTTATAATCGAATCTATAAATGAATACATTTCCAGAGCGATAATATTCTCTAAAAAACTTATCTATAAAATTATCTATATTAATCTTTTTAAATAAGGCATCAAAAAAATCTCTAGCTTTCTTATTCCCTCCAGTGAAGTAAATTTTACTGCAAGAAAACTCAGTCATCAAGTCGATTACATTTCTAAAAGAAGAAAAATTGTAATAAGCTTTCTGGCATAAAACTACTGCGTCTCTAATATTTAGAGAACTCTTATTTTGAACATTGTTAGAATATTTAAAAGGAACCAAACCGTAATCAATGTTTGAGAATCTTTCTGTCCTTTCGATAGTGCCAGCTGAATTTCTACGAGCAGGTATAGACGCCTGCTCAGATGCTGTAGCATAGCTGGTCATCATCGGAATTACTTCTGGTTGTTTCTTTTTTCTCATTTTGAAATCCTTATAAAATCATCAGAAAATTACCGCTTCTGAAAAGCGTACCATTAGGAAGCGATCCTGTTTGGGTTTGAGTTGGTAAATTTGGCAATAAAACATATCCAGATATACCGCTTAATACTATTGATTTTCTGCTAGAATGTCCAAGAACTAAAGTATAATCATCAAACAGCTCCATCATTGGAAGACCAGCAGAATCAGCTACAGACCACAAAGAATTAGTTACTCCAGTCTCTATGAAAGATATAAATGTTCCGCCTGAACCTACTATTGATACTGATCCAGAAGCTGCAACTATTGCTATAGAACTTGGCTTTCCTACTCCACTTAAATTTATTCTTTGGAAAGTTGTATCAGAATTGAAGGTTTTTTTTCCTGTGAAATTAAAATTTTCTCCACTTGCAATACTGTTTATAATTCCTGAATTAGATGACGCAGTAATTTTAGCGTCTAATACTCCTGACACAGTATTAGTATAACTTGTAGAATAGCCACTTAAAGTATTAATTTTAGAATCTAAAAAACCTCCAGTGCCAGTTATGGTCGCTGAAAGATTTCCGCTTACGGTATTTACGTATCCACTTAAAGATAAGACAGAGCCGCTTAAATTAGCTCCTGTAGAAACTAATCTAGCATCTAAAATTCCACTTATAGAATTAGTATATAAAGCAGCGTATTGGCCTGTTGCTAATGTATTCGAGCTGGCATATCCAGAAGAGTTATCTATTTTTGTGTTTAGTGTACCCGTTGCTGCGTTAAGCCCAGCTTGAGTAAGAAATCCAGAAGGATTAGAGGCGACTGGATAATAGTTTTGATTTCCGACTTCAACAAAGAAGCCGGAAAACTCAACTTGATCTACCTGTTTCCTTCTGACTAAATTCGCCATACTATATTAAAGTTACACTAAAACATTACCGGAGTAAAAGTAAATGTATTAGTTTCTACATTTTGTTTCATTATATCGTTATAACATTTGACTCCCCAGTTAGCCAACATAAACGCAGAATAATTATCTTTTCTAGCTCTTGTCGCTGAAGAACCTCGTTTTAAATGTTGTGGCAAATCGAAGTTTTGCATGCCTCTGGAAGTAGTAGTGTATTCTACCATAGAGCATTGTTTTTTTGTTTGGTAAATGAAGTCATCTTGATTTTCTATGAAGTCTAGGCTGCTCCAGTCTTCTTTATCTCCTGTAAATATCAATTCTTTTGGTAAAGTAGATCCTATAGCTTCATTAAAAAATTTATCATTAGAGCAAGTTCTAGAAGCAAATAAAACTTTCTTATAGTCAATACACGCTTGAAGATATTCGTTTCCTTTTCTAATGAAGTTCGAAGAAAACACTTGGTTGAATGCTATTCTTTTTTCCGATAGATTATATTGTGATCTAGCGTTCTTGACTTGCATATCGTAGTCTGGGCCCTCTGCTTCTGCCACGAAATCTAGTAGTTTAATATTTATTTTTGCATTTTTAAATACTTCGGATTGATTGCAAGTGTCTATAAATATATCTGCACCAGCGTTATCGGCAACAACACATACAACATCAAAATGAGTCATCAAATACCCAAAGTATTTAACGTGATTATTTAAGTTACCAAGACCAGAGTAAGTATGAACAAGTATGCCGACCCCTGTCTCTTCATCTAATTCCATAACAGCAATAGCAAAATAATCAGCATTTGGACTATCGCTCATATTCGGATCTATCCCTACAATATATTTTTTTCCTGGAGTGCCTCTGACTAAAGTGTGAGGGTACTCATCTTTTAAAGTACAATCTTCCATTTTCTTTGCGCTAAAATAACTGTCTGAGCCATCAGTAAATTGCGCACAATACTCTCTAAGAAAAGATGAGTGAGAAGTGCCTCCACTTTGAGCTTCTTCGATAATGGTTTTATCTATCATCTCTGCTGGTAAAGCTTCAAATCCAAATTGAGAAACAAAATAAGAAGACTCTCCCTTTTCTGGAGATGTAATTTGATTTATCCATTCTTGATAAGTCTTATATAAGTTTTCAAATGTATAACTAGCAGAAGACAAAGCTATCATCTTTGAGTTATTTACAAATACCATTCTTTCTTCTTCTTTCATCTTGCCTTTTTTAATCAGCAAGTCTTCCATTTCGCGGATATCAATACGCCTCTTCATATCTTGCGGGGCGACAAGGAATGGCATCAATACATTTTTAATAATCTCTTCAGGCAGGAGCATGAACTCGTCAAGAACTAGAATATTGGCGCGAAAACCACGAATCTTTTCGCCGCTTAGTGGAATAGCCCTGATCGACCCACCATTTATGTCCCATTCGTAAAGATCGTTTCTCTTGCTCTTAGCCCCGAAGGCTTGCAGCAATAATTCTGCGCCTTTGGTTTCAGACATTTTTTCTATATTATTAAATATCGCTCTAGCTGTACGAAACGTAGGACCAGCTATAAGAATCTTTGTATTTGGTTCAAAAATACATTGTAGCACACAATATATACTAGCGATAAATGACTTGCCGCAACCACGGCCCCAAACACACATGGAAAAGTTTCTATTAAACATCCCTTTCAAAGTTATTTCTTGATAAGGCGAAAGTTTTATTCCAGTTAACAAATAAGTTGTAATATAAAGATTCTGGCGGAGGAATTTAATCAATGTAATTTTAGCTTCTTTGTCTCCAAGCTCTCCTTGGATTTGCTTAAATATCTCATTGTAATTATCTGTCTTTTTTTTGTATTTGGTTGTTTCGTGCCACATATTACAATAGTTTTAAGTCGTACATTAATTGAAGATCGTATTTTTTATATTGTTTATCGCTAAAAAATATTCTTTTCATTACTCTCACGCACTCTTCTCTGCCATCGACAAACAAGAATTGCACATTGGTATACTTTTGTATGAGTTCTCTTACGTTAAAGAAAACAAACTCTGGAGTAACTTTAATTTTCTTAGATACATAATTTAAATGTTGAAAGCTTAAACACTCTTGGAGTGGCCGTTCTATTAATACAATTAGATTAGCTTCTGCTGCTATGGAGCGCTCTATCTCTCGGCAGAATCTTTCGTATCCGCCACTCATTGTGCCAATAAAATCAGAGATAGACTTTCTTTCTATGTAGCATTTATTATCCGGGTCATTGATAGCGTAGTCTCCAAATTTTAAACCCTTAACTTCGGTAGGATAATCGATAACTAGAGGCATCTGCTCTCTCGTATCAATATAAATACTAAAACCGTCTTTAATTTTATATTTCAAAGCTTCTTTTGGGTATTCGTATTTGTTCTTAAAACCCATATCGCTACAAAGTTTATAATAATCAACAAAAAGGCTATGGTAATAAGGCAAGGGAGGGCTAGTAATAGAGCGCAGCTCCACTTCCGTAGGGGCATAATTTAAGTTGTGTTTTTCTTTTCTTTGTGAGAGAAATTTTTTTAGATATTCTTTTTGGGCTTCTACTGTTTGTTGCTTCAGCCACTTCTTCATGGAGTTTTTATTATTAAAATCGTTAGAGAAGTAATAGTCTTTGTTTTTGAAATTTATTAATTCTCCAGTAAGCAAATCGTGTCTCGGTTCGTGAGCTTGGTAGTATTCTACCATTCTCAACTTATGAGATTTAAGATGCCCATGAAAAGATTTATCTGTTTCAAACTCTACATTGCAAATTTTACATTTAACCATCTAAGACCTCCTCTTCTGTTAGCCCAAAAATTCTTGCTTTAATATCATCCATAGATGACAAGCGGCCAATTTCGTCTTTTAAGACCTCTCTTCTCATGTCGGCCATTTTTAGCATTTCGCTTCGGCTTTCTTCGTCTTTCCACATTAGCACAAGGTTTAGAATAGAAGCATTGTCTTTCACTTGCTTTTGCATTCTTTCACTTCGCTTTACTTTTAGATCATTCAGTAGTTTTTGTTGACGCCCAACGCATTGATTGTATTCTGTTCTGGCTGAAGTGACTGCTTCTACAAGAACCATAGGGATTTTTTGCCCTGAGTCCATTTCCATATTTATCTGCTCTTGTAAAGTTTGGATCGTCTCCTGAATATTTGAAGAGATTACAACTTCTGTAGCTAATATAATATACTGATCAACTTCTTCTTGGGTTAAGTCTGATTTATCATATGCGTATCTAATAAAACTGCTCTCGAACAATTCCCTATCTACAGGCTCCACATAAGTACCAATCTGATGCAAAAATCTATAAGTATGCAAATAAGAGATAAGAGAGGTTAGTTCTTTTTTTTGCTTTGCGCTTATCTTGTCTTTATCTATGCCATCGAGAACGTATTTATTAACTCGGACCATTGCCCTCTCTTGATTCTTAGGCGGCTTATAATCACCTTGCAGCTCTTCTTCTGTCTGGATTGCCTTTACTTGCTTGGGCAAAGTATTCAAATACTCCTCTACGCTCCTAGACTCTATAGATAAATTACTAAGAGTATAATTATTAAATAAAGATCGGGCCAAGTCTACAGCCGTCATCATTGAGGCGTTGTTAGTAATGAAATCTTTTTGCTCTTGAGTAAATTCTGCTCTGTCTTTTGGCGTGTACTCGCTCTTTGTCTTAACTTTCAAGTCTCTTGAGGCGAGGAACTTCTTCACAGCTTTGCCGTAAAGACTTCTGCCATCTATATTTGGTATTTCTGGAAAAACTAATTGAGTTAACTCTTGTAGGCTAGGAGGATTTTCTTTTTTGTCGTTCCAAGTTTTAATTATTAGAGCTTGCTGATCTTCATTTAATACTGGTTCATTCATAGGTCTATTTCTCCATTAGCCAAGCATTGTTTTGCTTTTTTTATTATTGATTTTTGGATATTTCTCAATTGTTTATTGTAAGCTGTTTTAGCGTTCTTGTCGTATTTAAAATTTAAGAGCTTGCATACTTGCTCTTCTGATTTATTACTTATGTATAAGAGCTCATATACTTTCCATTCGATTGGCTTTAGTATTTCTTTCATCTTTATGTGCAGATTCTCTGAAGCTCTTTGCATGTCCGATGAGTTGCAAGGTTGATTATTTATTTCGAAAGAGTGGTCTTCTATTGAAACTGCCATCTTTAAGTCGTAAGCGTTCTTTTTTGTTTTGCACCAGCTTTTGTACATTGGGCAGGAGTCATTTTGACTCGTATAAATGCGACACCCATTGTCTCCAATAGCAGCGGCGCACTTTAGGCAGGGTCTAGCATAATTTCCGTAGTTATTTCTTATCAAATTTTTAATCTGATTAGAGATGATACGATTTACCCAAGGCAGCATTGGCTTTTTGGCATCATAAAGTTCCCATTTTTTAAATATATGGAATCTAATGATCTGAGAAACGTCTTCGAAGTCGATCCAATTTAAGGCTGAGAGTGTCCATTTGTTTTTTCTTTTATTTATTTCAGAATTAATCAAATGGAATGACTTTTCAAATCGTTCTTTATTCTTCTTGTTCATTCATGGTTTGGCGAGAGGGATAAAATCCAGCTTCTACCTTGAAGGATTCCATCACTTCTTTTTTACTGAGTCTTGTTCCTTGTGAATTTTCTTGCTCAAACCCTTGGCTCTGAGTACCCATTAAATTTTCAAGTTTTACTTTTCTGTTAATAGGAGCTTCTATTTCTACATCCAGTTTACGCATATTGATTGGCACTCTCTCTGTTACAATTTCCTCGTCTTCGATATCATGTGTAATTTCACGTTGAGGCTGTTTTTTGATAGGAGCCTTGGGAACTGTAGAAGCATAAGATACAGACAAAGCAGTGCCGCAAGAAGCACAGAACTTTGGCTTATCGAAAGAATACTCTGTTCCTGAACCACATTTTTGACAATATGCTTTCATATCAATAATTATAATGCTTATGCCTAAAAAAAACACTAAAAGTTTTAATTTTAAAACTGATAAAGGAATAATATATAGTGTAGACAAGGTTAAGATCCCCGCTAGAGACAAAGCAGAGGGCTTGTGCGATTGCCCAGATAATGATTTTCCCAAAATACTGATAGAAGCATCCCTCTTGCCGCGCAGAGAGATGGCTGTTACTATTGAAGAATTTGCTCATGCTTTTTTTTGGGACAAAACGGAAAAAAATGTGCGTAAATTTGCGGCAACATTAACAAAATATTTATACTCTCAAGGCTGGAGAAAAGGTTTTTAGTTTTTTGACTATGAATTTTACCAGATCGCTTCGCTTGATATCGTCTTCAGTGAAGTGGAAAGAGTAGATGCCCCTTTCTTTGCTGTCTTCGTCGCAGAATATACTTTGAAGCTTCTCAAAACCACCAGCTTTGCCAAAAGCCAAATCAGACTGGTCAGGATCAGCAAGGATAAAGCACTTACTGAACTCTCCAATTCTTGTCATAAGGGTAACTATTTCTTTTTGAGTGCAATTCTGAGCTTCATCAAGAATAATAGCCTTACAATTCCAACTCATACCTCTTACGAATGACAATGGATGGCTTTGAAGTCTGCCTTGATTGTTAAGGGACTCGATAGATGGTTTAGATAAGAGCTCGTCTAGTTTATCTGCAAAGGGTAAGTTGTAATACTTTAGCTTCTCGTCTGCGTCTCCTGGCAGGAACCCGATTTTGCTATCGCTGCTCTCTACTGGAGATCGAATATACATAATATCACTAACTCTCTTGTCTTTAATCAACTGAAGCGCGCAGTAGATGCTCAACAATGTCTTGGACGATCCGGCGGGGCCGCTAATAAACATCATTTTCACGTCCTTGTTCAGGGCGATATTTATGAATTCTTTTTGTTTCTCTGTCCAATTAAGATCTCTGATCTTCATGTCTTCCTTGAACTTGTCTCTTTGCAGAATTTTTGGTGATTTGTCTTGTTTTGACATTACGTATTATATATAAATAAACAAAAAACCCCTAAGTTTTTAAACCTAGGGGCTGATTTAACTTAATTGTCTTAAATTAGAACGTCCAGCGCAAACCGCCAGTTCCAACTAGGCCATCAAATTCCTTTAGAGCAAAATTGATGTTACTAGTAGAGAAGTCATTCTTGATATAAGCTACTTCAGTGAATGCATCTAGGTTCTTCCAGATGTTACGAGAGATTGCAAGCTTAGCAGCATATGACTTTGCATCAGTTAGCATAGTATACTCTACAGCAGGAGTAAAGTTAAATTCATATAAAGAAAAACGCTTCTCCATACCAACTGTTGCACCGGATTGCTCTAGCTCAACATTGTAGATGCCCTTAACGTAAGGAACAAAGAAACTATTCTCAAGAGCAACTCTAGCGTTAACTTCTGTGTAGTTTTGAATTAGGGCTTGCCCCGTTTGGTGACGAGTTACGCCAGCTTCTGTGCGAACACTTAGCTCTTTTAGAACTTCAAATGACTTGCCAGCTCCAAGGCCCCAATGGCTAGAGTCTGTGCCAGAAGCAATCGGAAGGTACTGACCCTTAAGGGAGAAATCTACTCCCGCGTAGGTCTTTCCAAGTGTTACTCCAGCAACAGCAGCATCCCTGGCCTGCACAAGGTTGTTAACTAGGTAGCTTGAGGTGTAGCCCGCGTCAATCGCGGCTGTAATTGTGTTAGTTTCAGCAAAAGCTGAGATATTTAGGGTTGCAATTAATAGTGCAATTTTGAATAGTTTATTCATAGCTTTTTATTATGGGAGCTTTTATTCGAGATGTCAAATTTTTTTGCGGCGAGGACGCCTCCTGCTTATTTACTTAAAAGAGACACAACTGGAAAGACCCCTAGAGAAGAAAAGGCCCGTGGAATTTTTTATTTTTACTTTTGTTTCTGTTATTTAAGAGGATTAAAATAATTAAAAACGTGGGGGTGTGTGTTTGTTTTTTTATGATGCAACTTAATAGACCTATAAGAAAAAATATCCGCCCCGAATTTTTTAATTTGGTTTATTAGAAGAGTTTAATAGATTTGGGGGAGATTGAAGAAAGGGCCCC